GACCGTTGGAGTCGATGTCGAGGTCGAAGATACCAGCGGTAGCAGTGTTTTGAACAGCACCTTGCTCAGCAACCTTATAGATGGTTCTGATGACTTCACGGTTGATTTCAGCGAGGATCTCAGTTGACAGAATGTTTGCCAACTCAGCTTCTGCATTCAGACCGTGGATTGCCTTGAGGTCCTGAGCGAGTTCTAAGGAGTACTCAGCCTTCAGTGCTCTTGACTTAGCGGTAACAGTGACTTTCTCGATCGAGAATGCCATCTGGTTGAATGCATCCTCAGCAGTGCCGTCAAGACCTTCTGCGGAGTCGGTTCTCATACCCTGACCAACGTTGTAACCGATTGAAGAAGCGGTTCCAACAGGGTTCAGAACTGAAGGGTTAGAGCCAGTCTGGGAAGTAGTACCCATACCAGCGGTGCCATCGCTGAAACCATTCTCGTCGTCACGACCGAAGGGCTGACCAGAGAATGCGGTGTCTGCTTCGTTGAACAGTGCTTCAGCACCAGACTGATTCTGGTAACGTGAACGCATTGCGAAGATGAGTCCAGTAGGACCAGACATTGGCTGAACGCCTGCGAGGTCATAAGCGACCAGGTTAGGCATTGAACGTCTGATCAGAGAGATCAGAACGGGATCGAAACCTGCAGTAGGGCCAGCAGCGGTTGCTGAACCGGTGAAACCACCGTTACCTACAGCATTGGTTGGGGATGCCTCAGAGAGGAATGAACCAGACTGCTCGAATGCAGACTGCTCACGGAGGAATTTTTCTTGGTTTTCCAGCAGGACTGCGGTTACCGCCTTACGATGGGAATCTTTGATTGGATCAAGACCCTCATAGTTGAGGAGAGGTGCCCACTTTTCCTGCAGATGCTCGGAATGGAACATTTGCGTGTACCTATGTAAAGTTTGCGTTTGATTTAATGTTAAATTCAGTTATTTTTGCTAAAAGCACCCAGAGTTCTCAGGTATGCACTCATTGAGTTCGAATACGACTCAGGTGAAGCATCTAAACCTTCGGACAGAGTTTCTGTTTTAGCTGAAGGAGACACTGCCTTTGAAGAGAAATATGATTCCTTCAAGGTCTCCAGTTTTTCACGATATTCTTCTTCACTTTCAAACTCAACACTTTCGGCAAGTGAAGCGAGTTTCTCTTTCTGAGTCTGTGCAAGACCTTCAGAGACTTGATCTAAAATTCCATCAGCAACCGACTCTGCGAGACGCTTGTTGAGTGAAATGTTTTTCTCAATTTGCTCGTTGAGTTTTTCTTCCATTTCATCAAGTTTGTCTACCATGCTCTCAAGAACATCATATTTATCTTCAGGGATTGATACATAATGTGCTTCAAAAAGATCCTTCATTCCGTGGAGGAAGGATTCAGTCATTTCAGTCTTGAGACCGTGCTCAACTGCGAGTGCATTCTCTTGGAACCACTCGTCAGCGACGTACTCCAGATAGGAGTCAACACGCTCTGCAAGAGCTTCTTTAATTTCTTGTACCTCTTCAGCAAGAGCAGAGGAATATTGCTCTTCGAGAGATTCTTTGATTTCCGAAACCTTTGCTCTCAGAGCAGTTTCGAAAACAACCTTTGCTTTTTCTTTAAACTCTTCGGAGAGTTCTTCGCCGCCAAGGAGAGCATTGACATCTTCTTCGATATCATACTCTTCTTCAACGGTCTCTTCTTCGACTTCTTCTTCTTCAGCGACGATCTCTTCAGCTTCGTCTACGATTTCTTCTTCAGTCTCTTCCTCCTCGGAGATGATTTCTTCATCTTCGAGTTCTTCCTCTTCCTTCATTGCCTCAGCGGGTTTTGCTCCCTTGTTGACTACATCTCTTACTTGCTTAAGAGAACCGCCAGGAGTCTTCAGCTTTGCTGAATCATCGTCTGACTTGTAGTTTTCTGGGGTAGGGCCACCAAGATCTTCCCAACCACCAGTTTGTCCGTCTGGAATATTACCAGACAGTTTTTGCATTGGTTCAGCTGGCTTTGCTCCTGCGTTAACAGCAGTCTTGGATTGCTTAGTGCCTACTTCCATTTCTTGTAATTGTGTACCACGAGACATTTGAACTCTCCGATTTACCTGTATTAAATCTATATTTATTTATAAATGAAAACTTTTTATAAGTTATTGAGAAACTCATTAAAAAGATTTAACTTGTGCTCATCAAGTCTTTTTTGATCGACAAGTGTATTAATAGTCTTGTATGTTTTGGTAGCGAGTTTCTCACGGAGAACTCCACCATCCCATACCCACTCTTTTCCTTCCATAATTCCCTGAACAAAAGCGTCGGGGGCAGAAGGATCAGCGACGATATCAGCAGCAGTTGCTAACATAAAATCTTCACCAACTTCAGAATAACCTTCTTTGGTTGGACGAAGAGATCCGATACCACGAGAGGAAACGCCAAGAGTAACTCCTTCATTCAAAAGAGACTCTGCAATTTTTCCCATTGGAGTTGAAAGGATTTGTGCCTTTCCAATAAAATCATTTCCCTTTTGCTCAAGAGAAACAATCTTATGAGAAACTCTATCAAGATTGATCGTTGGGCCATCTGGATGACCAAGTTCGCCAAGAGCACGGCCCTTGCAAATATATTGATCGTGATATCTCTTGACCTCACGCTCCATTACATTAAGACGATAAACTCTGCCGTTACGGTTTTGTTGTTCTGTCTGGAGAAATGGTCCTTGGATGTAGAGAGTTTTCTTACCGTCTTTTTCTTCGGTAATAACTTCTACTCTTTCGATCTCTTCTCTAATGAGTTTCATTTGATTAACCTGTGTAACCTACTTTTGCACCTCTGATGGTGCCTGTTGCATAACAAACATCATTTGGTTTTTTCTCAATAAATTCAACAGTTCCATCTGGAATTGTGATAAATGATGTGGATGCTGCACCAACGACAGTGCTCACTCCAATGGTTCCAGTGCTTCCAGAAACATTAACAACTCTTACAACAGTTGCCTGTGCAAAAGAAGTTGCAGATCCCGCAGCAGTTGGAATCGCTATTTCATTATCAATTATTAATGCTCTTGTCATTATTCCTATAGGACATTTATTAGTTATTTATTTATTTCGATTATTCCTCTTCCTCAACGGAATCATCTGAATCACCGAACATAGAGTCTGCTACATTTGAACGATAACCATCGATTCTTTCTGCAGATTTTGCAAAAAGGATTTCTTTGATTTTATCGCTGATTTGAGATGGCGACTCTTCAGTACCAATTAAATCTAAAAGTTCTTCCATAACTATATCAATGGGATCTTTAGTATTTATATTTCGCCACCCTTGGGCATTTCTGGGGCTCTTGTTATATCACCTTGTGATTCCAAATCTGGTTCTGTAACTGGGGCTCCAAGAGCACCTTGCTCTTGTGGAATTGGTTGACCTGTAGCTGGATCAATTGCCATTTGTGTTGGGTCAGGAATGATTCCTTTTTCAATTTCTTTTTTGATTAATTTATCTTGCTCTAGAATTTCTTCATCTGTTTGACGAAGAATCTTGCGACGAACATAATCCTGAGAGAAATACTTTCCTACGTATGGTTCTGCAGTTGCGACCATATTAAGTCTCTCATTCATCAGCTCACTATCTTTGAGTTCTGAGAAGTGATTATCATAAAGGAAATCATATTGAATATGCTCACTCATAATCTCCCAATCTTCTGGAGTGATAATGTTCTTGAGAATTAATTGTGTCTTGAGCATATCACTGAACATATTTGAGAATCTTTTTCTCAAACGTCCAACAAACTTGGTAAACTTCAGTTCGTCTCTTAGAATTTCAGACGATCTGCCCAGATTAAATCCACCTTCTCCGTCCATTCTGCTCGGCGGAACATTAAGGGACCTGTAAAGTTTTTTCTTAAAGTATTCAATATCAGTGATTTCTCCCAGGTTTTGACCTCCAGGCAGAGTAGAAATTTCAGTTCCACGTCCTCCTTCTCTTCTGGGGAGCCAGAAATCCTCAAGCATAGCCATGTATTTCTTATCATCACGGATTTCTCCAGTATTTGCATCATAAACCAACTTGTTACGATAACGCATCATAACGTCACGGAGATATTGTTCTGCCTTTACCTTAGGGAGATTGCCAACATCAATGTAAAAAATTCTACGCTCAGGAGCACGGGA